TCTTGAACATAATGGCATCCGAGCCATGCACTCCACCGCCTTTGAGGTATTGAAAATATTCCGTGCTGTCCACTTTCGTCTGCTCAAGTCCCACGCCCAAATGCTTCTGAATGGCTGCCTTGCACTCATTAACATTATTTCTTGCAGTGGTTATCTCCTTATCGCAAGCATTTATCTGCGTCTGTAGGTCATTCCGCTTTGCCGTGTCATTAGTAGGAGTAGTATCCAACTGCCGTTGCAACTCTTCTTTTTTAGCCGTATTCTGCTGAATGTCATCCCCCTTTCCGTAGGCAAGTTTTATCTTATCCTGCACCTCTGACAAATCGAGGTCACTTCCCCAAAGCAAGTTTGGACGTGTGCCGTTATTCACGGTCATCTTGAGTTCTTTCGATGTCTGTTCAATTAGCGTGAAATTCTTTTTAAGATTTCCCACCGTGCTTGAAGTCTTTTCAATGTTTCGCTCAATAGAGTTTATATTACCGTTAACAGCTTCTATCTGACTGGTAATCGTTCCATTCACAGTGTCAATATCAAACACCACATTTGGCTTCATAGTGATAGGCACAATACGCTGGTCTACTATGTCACTGCCTTTTTTCAGCGTTACTGTGTAACTATTGTCGGGTATCTCCTTATAAGTTATTCCAATCTTTCCAAAGCCATACGCACCACTGTTATACGTGAATGTTTCAGAGTTATCCACACTTGGCTGTAGAGTGAGCATCATTCCCTCGGCTTTCAATGTGGTGAAGGTCACTTGCTCGCCAGCTGATTTCATTATCTTGTACAGCAGCCTTATGTCAATCTTTTTATCCTTTTCCTTCTTTTTCCCAGTGTTCTCCGTGTCCTTCTCATCCTCCTCTGTGAAGTAGGCTAGCGCATTCTCTGACATCGGTATCAGCTTGTAGCTCACGGCATCCTTGCCATTAGCCCCGTCCTTCCCGTCAGTTCCTTTCTCGCCATTGATGCCGTCTTTTCCGTCGGTACCATTCTTACCGTCAACACCGTTTCTACCGTCCCTGACAACATGTATCTTCTGCATGTCAACCAACTTCTGCTTGTCAACCAACTTATCTTTGATGAGCAAATCCACATTAAACACATCGTTCATGTCTTCTTTGTCTGGCCATAAGTTCCACTTGTCGCTGCGCACAACAACAGAGTTTTCTTTAATAGGCAGCTCGTTTTCACCCTTGGTCACAACAACTTTCACGGTTTCACTTGGCGATAGCTTCGTGAGATTTTCTCCCTGTACCTTGTAAGCATAGATAGATATGAATTCTGGTGAAAAACTCCCATCCGCTTTTACATTGAACTGCGAGCTGCTCATCACTAACTTGTACAGCACAGAACTATTTTCAGATGCAAGCCCTTTCACATAGTCCTCAATAGACTCAAGTCCGCCATTATCGCTCTGCACCTTGAAGTTGCCCGTCACCTGACTGCCGTTGGCGGCAAACCATGTGTATCTATGCTTGGAAATATCATAGTCGTTCACGCCCATGTAATGCGCCCAATAGGACGGCTTCAACTCGGGGTCAAAACTATTATAAGCGCACGACATCATGACACTCTGCCTTTCCTTGTTGTCAGGGTTTCCTATCTGAACGAGGTCGTCACCCACCTGCGGTATGTCAACGGTATTCTCGGAATGGTCAGTCTTTGACAGCACCAATTTCAGACACTTCTCCTCCTTACCGTTAATAACATGTGTCACCACCTCCTTGGGGGCTTTCGTTACCTTGCGCCAATAGAAGTGATTGCCTTTCCCACCCTCGAGAATGTTCATACCGTTTGAACACATCATCTGGTCGGACACCTCGCACGTTTGCGACAGCTTCACACCGTCTTTCTCCGCACGCTGGTAACACACAAAACCATCTGGCGTTTCTACCACCGCATCAATGTGGAAAGAACCCGCAGAGTTCACAGACATTCCCCCAGCTGCCTTTGCCTTTTGTATCTCAAGCTCAAAGAATGTCGCCTTGCCAGTCACCGTGAGGTTATTCGTCATGATATTGCCCGAATTGGTGATGTCGCCAGTGTTGTCGATATTCCCAGTGTTGTCGATATTCCCAGTGTTGTCGATATTCCCAGTGTTGGTAATATCACCGTTGTTATTGATGTCACCTTTATTGACAATACCTTGAAAATAGCTCACCGCCTTTGCGATGATGCCCTTGATAAACGTGACACCCTCTGAAAACTCCTTGTTTTGTAGTAAAGTCTTTTTTGATAATGCCAGCAGAGACAGCAACGCAGACCCTATTCTAAAAGCCGTGTTAGCGCACTTCCTATTCTCATCACGTATAGCGGTGAAATCCTTTTCCAGTTCTTCGAAACTTTTATTATCTTCCATAATCTTGGTATTTTTATTGTTATGCGACTATCTCTTTTACTGTCTGTATCACTTCTTAATGAATTACAGAATTATCCGATTGAGTGAATACGTACTCTTGTTCCCCTCGCAGGTTTTATCTTATCTCCTTCTACACTCTTCAAGTACGCCAAACACGAGCCGAGATAAGTTTCTGCTATTTCCATGACATCGTTATATCTCCTTACCCTGTTCTTATCATCCTCTCTTGACGCATAGCTGTCGTTATGCTGCATCAAACCAGTACGAGTGAGTAATCCTCCGTCTGACATTATCATCTTCGCATAAACGAAATAAGAAAGTGCAAATCGCAAACCTGAACACTTTTTTAATATCCCTTCTTTGTCCTCGTACTCTCCGCCATCCAGCAGCTTTATATATTTTTCCTCTTTTCTGTCTTTTAACAAATTCTTGAAACGCTCAAGACCAATAGCTGGGATAATGTATAAATCTTCACACTCTCGGATAAACGTCTCTACCTCTCCGTAATCGATATGCTTTGATGTCGGTCGAGTAAGTTTCATAAACATATCAACCGTTATTAAATGCTCATTCACCATTGTATTTGTCGTTTTTATCAGCAGAGATATATTTTAATGGCTTGATAGAAAAATCCTGTGGCATGGTTCTATCAAACCAATTAGCAAACAACATCGCAAATGCTCTTTCAATAAATCTCTGTTCGTTAGTAACCTCTCCAGCATAATACTCATAGGCATCACGCATAACAGCACCGGAAAATCCGAGCTTGCCGATACGTATAGAGTAGAATAATTCCTGATGAAACTGTGAATAAATACGCTCAACTACACTCTCATCGGTTACCGTAAATTCCTTATCAAAGTTTCGTGCTGGGAATTGAACAACCTTCGGCTCGTCCTCGTCATTCTCCAGCTCAACCACCATAATTTTGGAGCCACGTGTATCTCCTTGGAACTGTCTCAAATCTTCATCGGAAATCATCTTTTGCTCTACCTCTACACCGTTATCATCTACATGCGGCAAACCTTTCTTTGTCACCAGCATGCATGATACGAGGAAATTGTTACGCACATTCCGATATTTTATATTTCCCAGCCCTTCATCCGTGGAAATCTCCGTAATAACAGCATCGTAAATAGGAATTGGATATTGAAATTTCCCATCCATGGACAGCCACAAAACCTGCCCCTGGTAATTTTCGATCCCTCCGCAATTTTCTATCTGCTTCATTACAACCGTAGGGTCGGGATTGAAAACAGGAAATCGAATGATATTACTTTCTGTCACAAACAGCCTTTTGCCATTCTTCGTCTTTTCCCCTTTCCAGTCTGCGTGCGTAAGAATATGAGACACCACGCCAGCATCGTCCGTCTCTTCCAGTCTACACTGTTCAAAGGGCAGGTAATTAACCTCCGTTACCTGCCCAAGCACATTGTAATTGATTTGAAGAGCGAAACCACCAAAGCGTGTGATGTCTCCTGCAACACTTTTCAGCAGATCGTCCATCGTAGCGCCATCTCTGTTAACTTTCCATTCAGAGAATACCTCGTTGTTAAATCCGTAGCCTTCTACAAACTTCTCGTAACGAGACAGACACAACTTTGCCGTACCTGACGCATTGGTAATATCCACAATATTTTGCGGATAGAGGTTATCGTTACCAAAGCGTTGCATCTTAAAGCGGAGTTCGTAATTTACCTCTATTCGCTTCTGTGGCTTTTTTGCTGTTTTTACATTCATCTTTCGCTCTTCTTAATCGTTACTTTTTCCCTTTTCCAGTCACATCAACGGTATTCTCTTTCTTTTCTGGCACTTTTTGGAATAACTCCACATTGTCAGGGAATTGCTTCAAATACTCCTTCGCAATCTCATCCGTAAGATTGTCATTCGAGAATACCTTACCACCCTTAAAAGCGGGGCAGTTGATGATTGCTCCAGCTTTTAATCTATAATTCAGTTTTTCTGCCATTTTTCCGTATTTTTTTATGTAATGATAAATTTCTATTAGTCCGTCATGGTAACACTGCTGACACGAAGTGTGTACAAAAGTCTTACCGATAACCTCATAATAAAGATTTGCTATCGTAGACTTATCAGAGGAGCTGAAAGGTGCGTCGAAACGCCCTCTCAATTCCTCGATAATAGCTTTAACATCATCCAGCTCCATTTGCCGTAGCTTCAGTTAGCAAACTCTTGAACTGCGTTTCCGTAGTCTTAGAGTCTTTGTTGAAGTAGAATAGTGCAGACTTTGGTGCGCTCGTTTCCTGCAACGTCACAAGCCAACCTCCGTCCGTGTCTTCGCTATACTTATCGCTCTCGATAGCCGTAGCCCTCAAGCCTTGATAATAGCCATAGATTTGATACTCCGCCTTTCCTCCTTCGCCCTTATGTACATTCTTCGTAATAAGAACGAATGAGCCGTTTGCAAGCCCGTCAATGATGTTTTGAGCCACGTCTGGACCATTATCCAGCACGGCAATAGAAATCTCGTTAGTGAACGTATTTCTGTACGTTCCAGTAGCTAACGTGATTTTTGTACCAGTGAAAGGCTTGCTACCCTGTTGTACCACAGCGTAGCCTTTCTTTCCACTCTTCAAGATTAACGTCTTCAACACGTTTTTGGAAGTTTCATCAAACTCGCTCTGGGAAAAATCCACATCTGCACGATTGCATATTACCGCATCTGCTTCCAAACCTTTAACGATAGGGCTTTCGCAATTCAGCTCAATACCCTTGCTAATAATACTATCACATATTCCTGCCATAATTCATCCTCCTTAATAAGCTGCTTGGAACATATCATCCTCTAAGATCTGTGTGCCGATACGACCAGTAGAGTAGATATAATTTCTACGCTCTTTCTTATCGAACCAAATATCGAGGTCGGAAATCAAGCCGTCAGCATCAGTACCAACCTGCAACTGGTTGATATTAGCATACACAGCACGGTAAGGCTTGTTCAACATCGATCCAGTATTCTCGTATGCCATAATCATACGGTCCCAAATAGACACACGTGCCAACGTTACACCGTTGTAGGTAGCCACATCAAGACCATCGAAAATCGTCTCCCACGGCATAATCTGTGTATAACACTTCTTGATGTCGTACGTCAGGGCGTCCGCCAATCCCTTTGTAAGCAATACCACCGCACCGCTGTCAGCAGATACACGGCTGTCTGCATCCATCAAAAGATTGTCAAGTATGCCAGTAGCGACACCTTTGCCGAGGATAGCTTTCTTCTGCTCCGCAAACGTAGTCTTACCATTTGCTTCAATAGCAGTAAGCTGGTTTGCATTCTTCGTACACTGGGCGAAAATACGCTTAAACAGACCGTCACAGGTCGTAAACAATTCTGTCTTCGTGCCAGCGGTAAGAGTGCCACCGCCTGAAACATCCTTTGCACCAGTATCACCGAACCATCCGAAACGCCATATCATTCGCTTCATCTGTCGCTCAAGGGCAGGGCGGATGATGTAGGTCATAAACTCGGTACTCGTCAAATCTCCAACTGGCGTTCCTGTCTTCAACGTGTACTCGGCTATCGTGCCTTTCAAACTCTCATAGCAAATCTTAATTGGAATTTGCCAGTCGCCCAGCTCCCAGCGTTTCTGCGAGTTGGCAATACCTACTTCCTGATATGTAGGGTCGCAGCCACTCCCCTTGATGCCCACATCATCCATATCACCGAGGAAAGCTACAGGGTCTCCGTTTTTCACCTTCATAAGGTGCGTGAAACGCTGAAATTCCTCGTCTTGGTCAATACTCAAGGGAATAACCTCTTTGAGGTCTGTAACATCCTTCGGGTTTACCGAAATGTTTTCAAAAAACTTTGTCATCTTCTTTTCTCCTTCTTTGTTTACTTCTTATTCTTGTAAGTTCCATTTCTTCTGGCTTCAATCTCTTTTCGCATCGGTGACACTTCCTCCTGTCCTTCTGCCTTTCGGCTGGCGTTAGCCCCCTCTGGCTTGCGAGGTGCAGGCTTATAGTCCGATGAAATCTTAGCCAGTGCCTTTTCTCCTCCTGCTATCTTTACAGCATTCAGAATGCGCAAGTCATCCTGCGTCTTAGCCATTTCCTCCGCCTGCTTGCGCGCCTTTTCCGAAGTCTCCAGCTTTCCTTGAAGTTCCTTCACCTCGCTTTCCAGCTCCGCAACACGTTTTTCCAGTTCCGAGCCATCCTCTTCTTCTTCACTACCGCTTGAAGTAGTTTGAATATCGGAAATAACACCATCCTTCACGATAATTGTCTTGCCATTAGGCATTACAAACGTACCGTCAGGGCTTGCCTTATCTCCAACCTGCGGCTCGCCTTCCTCTCTCTCTACGGTCAGCGTCTGACCATCACTCGTGGATAAATCCATACCCTTTGCCAGATCGTCAATGTTTTTCAGTCCCAGCCTTGCCAGCGCACGGTCAAGTAAAGAGGCTTTAACCTCTACTTTTTCATCTTTTTCTTTTGCCATTTTCTTACTATTTTTGTTGTTAAACACTAACCCTTGCTTCTTGGCTGAAGCTGGGGCAATAATTTCTCCGATTAAACCAAATTCCTTAGCCCTCTCAACTCCGATGTATTTATCTTCATCCATTAGGGCTTGCATCTCCTCCCTGTCACACTCGCAACGCTCTACATACAGGTTGAGCATCTTTTCTTGCATCTCTTTCAAATCCGTTGCCGCCTTTTCCAGTTCAGACGATGTCAGCGTATCACCGAGAGCATAGCCAGGCACCCACGGGTTATGCACGCATATTAGCGCACTCTTATAAGCTCTTCGCCTTTCTCTTGGTGCTGCCATCATGATTACCGTAGCCATAGATGCCGCATTACCTTCTACCGTGCAGGTTATCTCCTTTCCAGCAGCACGCAGCCTGTCGTAAATACCCCAACCCTCTACCACAGAGCCACCATCGCAATGCAAGCGCACGTCGATAGCGTTGTCGTCATCGGGGATGCTCTCGCAGAATTCGTCTACGTCCTTAAAGCAAACGCCCTCGGCACCTCCCCAAAACTTGCAAATGTTCTTTTCATTCTCTGTTTGAATGTCATTATAAATTTTTAGTACTGCCATAGTATATTTTGTTGATACACAAAAATACTTGATATTTATCAATAAATCCTTTATCTTTCTTATCTCTTTACTCTCACTCCGTGACATAAAGAAAGGCATCCCATCCTCACGGACAGGACACCTCACTTCGTAACTAAACAAAATCCTATGAGGACTATCTTATATCTTGTGCCATTCTCTTTGCCACTCTGTAAACGGTCGCCTCGCTACACTCGTATTGCTGGCTTAAATAGTAGACTATATAACCTACTTTATGCCCTTCATCCTTTAATCGGACAAAGTCCTCGTATAATTCCAAATACTTCACATCTTTTGCATCTACATCATTTGCAGTGAGGATCGTTAGTAAACTTTCTGCCGTTCGCAGTAAATCATATTGCGTCATATCCTTTATTTTATCGTTCCAATCCTCTCTATCGTCTCCACTCTTTCTGACGTGTTGTTTATCTCCTCCACGCTTACAACTGGTCTCGGTGCCATAGCAAAGCCCCTCGCCACAGCTCGTGCCAAATATTCCTCGCCCATCTGTGCGCCACCACCAGCCGACGACATGATAGGGACACCACCGCCTATCTGATTAAAAGCCGATAGGGCAGGGGCGAACATCCTCGTTGCCGAAGCCGTCATGACGCTCTCTCCATTAGACAACATTGCAGGTATGCTGTCGCTCGTCTCACTCCCTGGCCCAGTAACCAAACCACCACTGGCAAATTTTGCTGACTTCACAGTCTTAATAGCCGATGTGATACCTGCCATAATTTTCGCCACCGTAGTCGCAATGGCTGCAAGGTTGGCAGGGAACGGACCAGCCAATTGTGCCTCCCTTATACCTGCCGCGATGGCGACACCTGTGTGAATTGCGATTTCGCCAAGAGCTAACACCTGTGCCGCTTTCGCAAGCGTTTTATTATGTTCGCTCATCTCTCCGAACATTGCGCTTGCTGCGCCAGCTGCTTTTGCTATCGCATCCCATTTTTTTTCCTCCATAGCAAACTCCGCATCACAAAGAGTTTTATTCGAGTCTAAATATTCTTCTTTTAGCTGCAATTTTCTAAGATTAAACTCTTCTATCGTTTCTCCTTCCCTCTGTTGCGCAGCTTCCAGTAGTGCTTGTTTTTCCTCCATCTGCAAACGTAACACTTCCAATTCGGAGTTTTGCCCATTTTCTAATCCATTTACTTCCGTCTGCAAAATTTGAGCTTTATAGCGGTTTTCTATAGCTTTTTTCTGATCGTCTTGCAGCTTTTTGTGATAGTCCTTATAAGCCTGATGCTCCTGCTCATAATACTTGGCATTGATAGATTTGAGTAGTGCATTTTTATCTTCCTCATTCATCACCTGCTTTTTTGCCGCATCAAGCTCCAGCTGGTAGGCGGCATTGATAGCTTTAACCTTTAGCAGGTATTCTTCCTTTGTGCCTTTCTCAACACTCGCAAGCATATTCTGAATATACACCTGCTCCCTTTTTATAGCCTCATCCTTTACCGTCAAATCGAAATCCGCTAACTTCTTATCCCTTATCTGTTCCTGTGCAATGATTTGCGCTGTGATAGCTTTCTTTGCGTTCACCGTCAGCCCCTTTTCGGTCTCCAGTCGCTTCTGCAAATCTTCTATCTCCCTATCATATTGCATTTGGATCTGTTTCCGTCTTTGCTCTGCCGTCTGCTCAACCAACTGTGCCAGCAAATCCTCTGCTTTCCTTATCTCGGCTTCCTCCTTCTTTGCCATTTCCTTGGCAGAGATAGTGTTATTTTTCCCAGTTTTACCGCTCTTGCCGTTTCCTCTTCCATTCTTAGCAGTTATCCCACCTTTTAGATTTGAAACGCTCTCACCTCCAGCATTCGCATCACCTGCTATGCTGACAGGTATTTCTATGTGTGCTATCTTCTTATTCTTGATGACATTGTTAATGGCATCCATCGTATTCGTAGCCCCTTCCTTTGCGAAACTTTTAATATCTTTCCAGCCTTCATTTATCGTCTTTCCATAGTTACTCATTATTTGATTTACACCTCTCTTTATCTTATCATATGACAACGTAACGACACCTTCCACAATATCCGCTAATCCCTTAAAACTTCTTGCTATACTCTTTACGCCATCGATAATCAGATTAAACACCAGTTTGACCGTGTTCCAAAGATTTTTGAAACTCCTTACAATCAATTGCACGCCAGCCCTCACGACCATGCTCTCATTGTACAAGTCTATTAAGTAGTTGATAACATTTATAACTCCCTTCATTAGCTTGGTAATTCCCTGCACGGTCAACGTCTTAACAGAGATAAGCATTTCGCCAAACCCTTTGTCGCTCATATCAAACATAGCAGACAATACCTTGTTAAGTTCATCGTTTGCCTCTCTCTGCTCGTTCAACTTCTCTCCATACTCGCCCGTCGTCCCCTTCAATTTTTCGAGGTCAGTATTCATCGTGTCAAGCTGCTCAATCATTTTCAATCCAGCGTTAGCGCCCTGCCTTCCGAAGACATCTTTTAATACATTACCCACTGCTTGCGAGTTTTTCGGCAGCTCCTTCAACCTCGTGCTTATCATCTTGATAACATCATAGGTTGATTTGCTTCCACTTTCCAAGTCGGCTTGCACCTTCTTTGAGCTTATACCGATAGCGTCCAAAGCTCCTGCCGTGGCTGTACTCATTTCCCTAATCCTTTTGCTGCCCATCTGGATGAGTTCCATGCCACTATCGCTAAAGATACCGCTTCTTGTCTGCTGTATCGTAGCCACCAGTTCCTTGCCTGCGATATCGGCATCGTGGAATGCTGGTGCATACTGCTTGATTTTGTCTATCATGTCGCCGTTGAGGTCTGCACCACTCTGGAAGCCGTCATTTATAATCTTTAGTGCCTCCTGCGTATCATAGCCATACTGTGACGTAAGGACATCGACAGCCTCCAGCACCTCCTTGTAATCTTTTCCGTACGTATCTGCCGTTGCCTGTATCTCACTTCTTACAGCCTTTAGACTATCACCAGTAATTCCGAGAAATTCCCTCGTGAGCCTTGCACTTTCTTCTATTCCTTTGTTGTAGTCAAAGAACCATTTGAACGCCACGCCAGCCCCAGCGATACCAGCCAAAGCAATAAACACCGGATTTGTCATAAAGCCCATTAGCGTCGAGCCAAAAGCCTTCGCACTCGTCTTCGCTTGTTCAAAAAAGCCATTCAACCCCTTGCCACTTTCCGACATCTTCATTATCGAATTGGCAAAGTTGGAGTTTACGCCCAACGCAGACTTTATGCTTTCCTCGTAGCTACCGACACTACGATAAAATCTCTGTGTCTCTTCCTCTGCACCTCTTAATTTTTCCGTAATTTCGTTTATATGCTTCTTTAACTCCTGCCCCTTTGCTCCCTTTCGTTCCGCTTCCGAAAGGCTGTCATACGCCTTTGTAGCGTTGCTTAGCTCCGCCCTTAAAGACCTCAACGACCCTGCCTGCTCCTTTTCCGTCTTGATGTTATTCTGCATCTCCTTAGATAGCTCCCGTACCGTGCCTTTATAGTCCTTCGTCTGCTCGCCAATAGCCGTCATCGTAGTGGCATACTCATCATAAGTTATCTTGCCATCCTTAAAATCGCTTTTCAGCATTTCTTGAGCTTTTGACAGCTCCTCGATTTTCTCCTTGTACCTGAGAATGCCATAGATGGCGTCCTCGTATTTCACTTTGATACTTAGTATCTTTTCTTCCTCTGTACTCATGGTTTAATCATTATATAGTTGAAACATCGTTACCTCCGCATACCCATTCTCGTCTGCCTTTATCTCTGTAATGGCAAAGTAACTACCGTATTGAGCCAAATACACAGGCTTTGTTTCGTCAAAATCTATCAACTCCAAATCCCTGATACGTACCGTCTCTGTTACAATTTTCGCATTTTGTAAACTTTCCGCAACATGCCGATATTTATCTTTTATTATCTCCTGCATATTTATATCAAAGACAGCTACAGCCTTACCGTCATTTCCTTTCATAAGTCTTAATATCCTATCCTTACAAGCGTTATACGATGGTTTCTTCTCTTCCGTGGTAGTTTTTCCCTCCTTACCATTTTCCTCTCGTCTTCCTGTTCCAAAGTCGCCACTGGAAGAGGAAACATCAGGTGCTGTATACATAGGTATGTTGTTTCCGTCAGTAGCAGCAAAGGGAAACTCGAAGATAGTTTTCTCCGTGTCCAGCGTTTCATTATTTATCGCCAGGTCTCCGTTATAATTGCCTAACACCTTATCGTCAGCCTTCCATTTGTAGTAATTGTGCTGCGCATAATCCTCCATTCTGAAATCAATCGCCTTTGGCTTGTTCTCATTCCCTTGCGCTATTATCCTTCCTGTCCAGTCCTTCGCCTGTCCTTTATTATCCCACACAGTTGACAGTGGAACAAACTCTACAATCTTATCCTTCGACATCTGCAACGGAAATGAACCTGTTATCGCAGCCAAGAATTTTACGAAGTCTATTATCTTTATCTTTGGCAGATTGTAAGCAATAGGGTAGTAGCCGCCACTCGGTACATTCTCATCGCTCGATAACGTTGTTTTCAACGTGCCACCGAGAAACTGTGCAGCCTTTAATCCTCCATCAGAGAGCCATTCGAACTTTACAGATCCGCCAGCTTTTACCTCAACCTTTCCATAGCCTGAATACTCAAACTTGCACACACCTTGATATCCTGAAGGCACTTTTAAAATATTTATTTGCCCATCTGAACCTATTATATATTCAGTGTTTTCTGTGCCATTTGTTACGGTCATCTTTATGTAGCAGAAGTGCCGGAAATTATAGTTATCGTACCTCATGCTATCACCGTTGTAAGACCAACTTCCATGTCCATTTGGTCGAGCGCCGGTAATGTCGAATTGCCACTCTCCCTTGAAATCTATGATAACATTAGCATCGCTCTTCACGTTCAACACCGACACGCCATCTCCAACTTTCGCCTCGAAGACGCTGCTCGCCTCGGTTATATTTACAGACAATGCTCCGTAATTCGTTGTAGCTTGCAAATCCGCCTTTAAATGCCCATCAAACGTCAGTTCGTTGCTCTTCTTACTTATTAAAGGGATAATCAACGTATCGATATACTCTTTAGCATCACCTACAAAAGAAAAATCTATCCCAGTTTGTTTTTTTACCAGCTCCAAAACATACGAAGCCTTGACAACAGGGTGCAAATTTTCTACCCCTGTATCATTAGCCATTCTTTGCGAACGCCCGAAAGTAGTTGACGTGAACCTCATGGTACTGTCGACGGTCTTTGGATAAACCATGCTCTCGCCACTTCTCCAAGTATAATCTACTTTTTTCTCGTGATTCCACACATCGTAATTAGCGTAGAAGTAGTTAGCCTTCAGCGCATCCTCGTAAGTATTTACATCGTTACTGCTCTTATACAACAGCCTGTCATTACTTTTCAGTTGGTTAAGCGTAGTACCAGCATTCATCAGCTTGCTAAAGTTTGGAAACAGCCCCCATACAATGCACACTTCGATAGCCGTTTCCGTGACCTGTAACACAGTTAATCGTCCGTCCTTGATAACTTCTACACCATTTCGGAAATATCGTGCCGTGTGCGTCAAATAAGGGTAGTTATCCCTTGCCTGTACCAAGTCGGCATGCTTCAATATCATCTGATTTCTTACCGTCTTCGGCAACTTCACCGTATAGGTACTATTAGATGCTATTTTCGACACATCACGAAACAGATTGCTTTTTATATTCATCGTTATTTTCGTGGTATCGTCAATATCTACCAGCTCCCCATCGATATATAACCTTTCGTCTTTCATGGCTTATAATTTTTGTATTTGTACTTCTGGCAATACTATATTGCAAACAAAGTCTTGCAGCACCGCTTTTGTTTTCGTGTAAGAGCCTGCAACAGCGGTCACGGGCAACCACTTCACTATACCGTCTTTATAACCTGCAAACAAATCTACACACGGACTTGTAGCAATATCGAAAAGCATATCCCACGTCTCACTATCTACCAACGGCGCACATACTGGTATCGTGTCCTCTCTACTCATCTGCTGCTGCCTTCCAGTATGCCCCCTATACCCGTAGCTCATATCATAAGCTATCAGATTATTTCGTACGAACAATCCTTCCTGTTTTACCTTTCGAGCCTCATCGCCAGCCTTAAACAGGTAGTAACAATAAAATCCGTGCCTGTCTATCCATCGCAGATAATACCCCTCGTCATAGTCGTCAACAACGTTAATTCTTATCTTCTCTGTCTTAGTACTAACACTGCTATATCTGAAAGTCATATCAAAAGTATCGTCAAATACAACCTCACCGAATGCACCTGTGCTATCAGTCAATATATAATGCCGCCTTGCATCGTCTGTACTCTTCATCGGAATGTTCCACACGCCTTGCTCTGATATATTAACAAGCCTATCCGCAACGCCATCCTTGATGAACATCACAGATCCGCTGCCAGCAGCATACATACCTACCGTAAACGGAAACCTCCGAAACCAAGTAAGCGTACGAAATCTATTATATATTTCCTGCCCTCCTATCTTCATCGCTCCCCATATATAGAAGACATCAAAGGAAAACGAGACCAACGTTTTACCCTCATCTTCTTTTGTCACAGCAACAGCAAACGACACCCTTTTACCTAATTCTGTTTTCTTTTCTCTCTCGTAGTCTACTACACCAAAAGCCATCTCGTCAAAGAACGATTGTATATACTCTCTTATGTCAGCGTAGCACCGTCCAGCCATAGCATCAAGCCAAACCGTTTCTTTTTTCTCTCCCGAGCTTACGGCTATCGACATCTTCGCTATCTTATCTCCAGACGCTATCAGCAAACAAGGATTGAAAGCAAAACCTATCTCATCAGGGTATGCCAGCGTTACCCCGTTATTCGTTTCCTGCCTCATACTTCTACGTTATTAAGTTTGATATTCTCTACATCCAGTTTAAGAAGTTTCACGACACGGCTCTTAATCCTCTCCGTCGTTTGTGGTATCACATTCGAGTATATATCAGCCCTGCCGCCCTTACGAAACAGGCTCGTACCCTCTCTCTTAATCTTCCTCGCTATCAGAAAGGCAAGAGACAGGTTGCCCCTCTCCTGTGGCGTGTACTTATGCGGTCTGTCCGTTTTATAAGTGATAGGAGTTGCTTCGATACCTTTATCTGCCATCCACTCGCGAATAATAGCCTGAAAGCCATGTGGCGTTTTCCCTGGTTTCCTACCAGTCTCGAGCGTTCCGAATGGACTACGACCATACAATGCACCCTCGTTTCCTGTGACCTCAACTCTTAAACTCTCTGCTGTCCTTCCACTCGCTTTTTGTCCAGCACCTAAATGATGCTCTATGATTTTCTTCTTCAGTGCCTCCAGTTCTTCGGACAGCACAACGCTTGCCGCATTATTCATCTCGCTCATCATAAGCAACCCCCCTGCAACTCTTTTAGCGTCAGTTCAACGAACACACCAGTAAAATATGCGCTTGCACTTTCCAATATCGTCGTGTACTTTACATTTCCCTCTATTGGCTCGAAGTATCGACTTTCATTCAAGGCAGTTATAAACCTTGCCGCCTTTACCTTCATACAACTGTACACCCTCTCGTTGTCATATCCATTAGCGTCACGGGAAACCCTGTCGACAAAAGCAAGTATGCAGTCCTCTTTGTCCTTCACCAGCCCTCGGCTAAAATTCAAGTAACCGCCCACAGGCAGTATGCACACTATGGCAGGCAGGGAAACTCTATCTATTTGCTCCGCCGCACCATTCCAATCTTCAAACACATAGCTGAAAGACGCAAATCTCTTTTCTGCAATCTCTCGTATCTTACTTTCTATGCTCATCTTCGTATACCTTTTGAAGTTTCTTTCTGAAATCATTTGTTCTCGTGTCCATGTCCAGGCACTTATACACGCGCCCCCACGGAACACTCGTTACCTCTTCGTGGTCGGTAATTCCCATCCGCAGAGCGTACCAATCTATCAAACCGAAGATACCAAACTTTAACTGATTAATGCCAGCCCTTACTTCTTCATCGCTCGGTTTGCACTTTGCTTTATCGAACAGCTCGTTAATCGCCTTTACCTTACCAAGTACCCAGCCAACGAAACGAACGACCTCCACAGCCGAGCAATCGTCCACCTGCCGTGCGTCCATTCCCAACAGCACATCGCACACTTTATAGAAAAGCTGCGCACCAGTCTTGCATTCGCTCATCTGTACCATTTGCCCTATCGTCATCTCATCGAGATTTGCTGGCGTTGGTATCTTTCCCACCCTTAACGGGCGTGTACATTTTTCCAGCTCCAGCCTTTCAATATCCTTGCTGAACGTTGCTACTACTATCCAATGCCTGAACCTCTCTTCTTTTCTCATATCTAATCAAGATTTATAATACGTGCCTTCGCTCCTCCAGCTCTCCTGACGTTGAGCCTCATCAGTGCAAAGTATCTCGTTGCATCTATAGCATGGTTGAACTTATCAACGGGTGTGTTTGTTTTCTTCCCGTCTCTGTCCTTCTTCCACTTGTAGCTTTGTAATTCCTCTATCATGCCAATCGAACGTCGTGTGACGTTCCATTTATAGCGATGCAGTATATCAATACCCACCGTGATGCTATCTCCTCCCTTGACCGTTGGGATAACCCACAAGCCAGCATTTCGCAACTCGGCTATACTCTTCGGCTCTGCACTGTCAGCTATTATCTGATCTGCTTTCGTTAGCCCAGCTTCTTTTGCATTCTCTGCTATCATTGGATTTGTCAGCCCATTTTCATATATCTCGAGATCTGTCCACAACTCCCCATGAGCAATAATACAGTGTACCAAAGCCGTCGGGTCGTTTGTGAATCCAAAGTCTAACCCATACCCTTGTATCTTCCAGCTCGCACGCTCTGGCAACCTGTCCACAATACGAAAGTTGGGAAAGATAACACCAGATAGCTTACCCGTCAAGCCACGTGCATAAACCTTCCACAGTTCTTTGTCTTCTATGCCCTCGATGCGTTCATGTTCCTCCTTAGATAGGAAGGGATTGCCTCTGTGGTCTGATATAATCAGCTTCACACCTTTACGCCCCTTTACTTCATTGTGCACCCAGAACCGCTCCGAAGGGTTGTAGTCTATCCATATCTTCCTACGAGTACGAATAGCCAGCTGCCAGTATATCTCGTATGGTATTCCGTTTGCTTCATTCACAAACAGATAATCACGCTTTCCGTTCTTCGCATCCTGCTCGTCCTTATAACTCTTAAATTCTATAATAGAGCCATTCTTACATCGTAGGTAATGTCCGCTCTCGTGCAAATCAAAGAAACCAGTCAACCAGTCAGAGCCTGCCAATATCGTCTTAGCATCACGCAGCGCACCTACCTTCAAGTTCGGCAAGTCTTGACCTACTACCGTTGTAATACTCCCAGCCTCTAAGATAGCCACATAAATGAGTACCTGCATAATCGTGTACGTCTTACCTGATGACGTGCCACCCTGGTTAATATACACCCTTGCAGCCTTATCCGTGTTTGCCCTGAATAACGGACCAATAACCTTAAATGGCATTATCATACATCGACCTCGCTTTCTTCACTCACTGGCTCTGCGTCTGTTTCAACAAAGCCTATCTCTATCTTGCTATCTACATTCGCCTTCACATCAATATAATTTTGATTGATAGCCCTTCTTTCCTCTTCGGTGCATATCATTCTATACAGACTTAGAAGCTCGGCTGCCTTTCCACTTATACGCAATTTTAAACGAATATAGCGCTTAACCTTCACCCTGTTAGTGTTAATCAGCCTCCATAATTCGTTATACTCTTTAGAACCTTTCGGCCACCAACTATAAAATGTAGGTTTCGATATAGGAAGTTCAGCTACCACATCATCGAGGAACAATATATTATCATCACCTTCTATAACATTCTTAGCCTGTTCGTATATCTCTTTCTTATCCTTCTCCTTGTACATCTTTTTAGTCGTAAAATTCGTTAAGCAATTCCCTTTCCTCTCTTCGGCTCATTCGTAAATGGACAGTCCTCCGGATAGGTGTCCCAAGCTATATTATTACGCTCTCCCTTCATCAGTCTTGGCGCGAGATACTTATAAATAATCCTGTGGTGTATTCTGTTTCCATTCATTACCTGTCTTTCTGCTCTTATGGCAGATGGGTATTGAATAGGCGTAACCATAGCCTTGTTATATAGCTTGCATTCGTTGTATAAATCCGTTAAACCTCCTTTAGCTATGGCGGATATAGTCTGCTGTAAGGTTATACCATCAGCCAGCGAGCCAGTAAACAAGCCTTCATTAAGCACTCCAGCGAATTGCGAGGTGTCATCGTCTTGCACGCCTCTTTCTCCGCGATAGATAAACCTTGTATCATAAAACGTTACGTTCATAACTTTCCGCCTCATCATCGCAAGGTACATCCCTCCGTAGAAGTCTCCTGTTTGCGACACCCCAAACAAGCCTATTCGATACCGCCTCATCATCGCTGCCACCATTTCAAAGGTTTTCTTTACCGTCTCTCCAGAAGCGTTATGTACCCATACACCCTTTACTCGAAACTGAAAATCTTTGGTGTCATCATCCATCACAACATACTGCTCGATGCCCTTTTTCTTCGCATAATCCTGAAACATATTACGAGCCTGCCCAGCACTTCGTCTGGAAACGCTCGCTCGATGCACATAGTCGAACCTCTTTCGTGCCTCTGTCATATCAAAGACCACCAGATGAAAGCCGTACTGCTTCGCTACCTCCTTGTACCTCTCTCTATCGTCTGCCTCATCATCCACGAAAACGTAAACATGCTGCATATCGTAGTCTATCTTTTCCAGATACCTAACTGTTTTCAGATTATCCGCTCTGTGGTAAGACGGTATAAATACATCTATCATCCTTCGCCCTCCATTTCTTCAATAACCTCTGCATTGAGTATTCGTAACATTTCGTCCTCGATAAATCCCTGTTCTCCGTTATCCACAAGGACTAACCGCAAACGCTCTATAGCCTTCTTCTCTTCCTCCGTAGCATTGAAGGCATAGTAATTAGCCACACTTTCAAAATCTATCTTTATGAAACGATAAGCAAAGAATTTCAGAACCTCCCTTTGCCTATCTGTCAAGTCGTATTCTTTCAGAGCCTGCAACTTCGCATTGAACTTATCCAAGTTCACGCACTCTTCCAGCTTTAACGTAGGCTTTTCTTTGGGCTCATAATAACACGAGTTATATTGCAACTTACTTAACTCTTCTGTCTTACTCTTCAAAGGCTCCTTGACATTATAGACCTCTAACACCTCTTTGTCGAGTTCCTCCTTCATCTTCACATAATCGAGGTCTATATTCTCTTGTGCTGTTTTATTGTCAGCCAAAGCCATTTCTCGACCTTTCTCTGAATTCAAGGATAAATCTGTGCGCTTTACAGCAATAACCTTTGTTCCGTCCGACTCAACGATAACAACATCATTTATGCCCAGCTCCCTTGCCGTTTCCTGTGTCTTGTTACCAGCAATTATATTGTTATCCTTATCCAAAAGGATTGACCTACCAAGCCCCAAAGTCTCGATGCTGTGCTTCATCATTATAGCACCTCTCTTCGTTCCTTTGTTGAAATTCTTATCATCCTGATGTAATGCTTCGATATTCGTTTCCGTTATTTTTCCAGCCATATCTTATAATCTTGATAAACATAAAGAAGATACGACACAAAGATAATGAAAATCTTTATAACTTAATGATATATAAACAAAAAAATTGGGGTGCCGCCATCACGACACCACCCCAACAGAAAGTAACAAGGAAACGTAAGTTATCTCTACATTTAAGAAAGTCTATATTTAATCCACCTTTTCAAACGTGTACGCCTCCACCCATGGGTTGCACTCCAGAGTGCCTTTTCCACAGATGTTATTGATGAGTTCGGCAAAGGCTTCTCGTGGCGTGTCGCACATAATACACTCACCATCTGCTGTTATGTAGCCATAGCCGCCAATCCCTAATGCAGTGAGATGAATGATGCCCTCTTTCAAGCAGTCATCGTCTGATATGTCTTGCAAGCGTTCGACCCTTACATCGGTAATCTTGATGTGGTGTGGCATAAAATCGGCACGGACGAACATCTTATTGTTATTACCTGCCGAAATATCAATACTTTTACCAAAAGCAATAGTGGAATCAGCCCACCATTTATTTGCCGTATCATCACCTTCTTTCTCTCTTAGTTCATCATAGATATTTTTGTAATTCTGCGCAACGGCAACAACCTCACCATTCTTGTAGCGCAGCGTCCTTTCCGTTTCCTGCCAATTACCAATAGGTATTTCCTTTTTTATGACACGTCTTGTCATTGTCTTCGTTCCATTTAGCACCGCTTGGGTGAGCAGGAACTTGTCGTTAAACATTATTTTCTTCATTTGCTTATTTTTTTAGTTCAGCAATAAGTGTATCTGCCCACAGTACGCAATTATGGACGTATGACGCTATGCTTACGCCATCCATTGGTTGGTAAAACGACGCTACCATTACATCCTTTGCTATCTCGTACCTGCGTTGCTCCCAGTCAATGGGCAGAGCATCTGTAGTATCTATAAGCTCTATCTCTTTGTCTCTAAAAGTTCGTTGGCGGTAAATTCCATCACTACCATAATATTGAGCTGTTCCCCATTCTTTACTGATGCCTATAATCGTTATTTCTTCTCCTGTTTCTATTATTCTTGCTTTCATGTTATTCCGTTTTAATAAGTTCTTGGTAGTCATTACGAAACTGCAAACAAAGTTTTTTGTTTTGTCTCAAATTCTGCTTTTTTACAATTCTTTATAGCTTCGTTAAAGTATGACTCTTTTAATTCAAATCCAATACCTTTACGATTTAGAAGTATAGACTGATAAACTTCTGACCCAATTCCCAAGAATGGAGTTAATACTTTATCTCCCTCGTTACTCCAAAGCGTAATAGCCCTTTTTATAGTGTCGAGCTGTAGCGGGCATACATGTTTCTCGTCAGAGCCTTCACGTCCAACTCTTGCATTTAGTGTGTTTGAGTAATCAATATCCATCCAAACTGGAGATGCATATTTTTGCCATGTGTCCACGTCAATGCCACAATGAACAGGATGATCGTGTTCTCCGTCCTTGCGGAATACTAAAAGGTAGTCAGGTATGCCTACCCGGCTCATAGCACTGTCTTTCTTTACCTGCTTATGAAGTAGTCCAAGCGCCTTTGTACGCTGCATTTCTGTAACAGGGTTTTTCCATATCGTAACACGTGAATGATAGATAAAACCAGCATCTTGAAACGATTTTATTATCATTCCTGAAAAGTCTCGTAATCCGATAAATCCCTCTTTGCTTTTCTGAATAGGTAAGTCCATGCAGTGTACAGCTATATTTCGCCCGCTCCACATTACTCTGTTTAACTCTTTAACAAGAAAATCAAACGCAATAAAAAACTCTTTATAGTCTTTACTATTTCCCATATCCTCCAGTTTGTCAGAGTAAGTGTATAATTCTGCGAAAGGAGGTGAGAATATTGAAAACCCAATACTCTCGTCTGGTATATCTTTTATAAGTTGTACACAGTCGCCAAGACGTATATCACAATTTTCTGATTTGTATTTTTTATCTATTTCCATTTTCGTAAGTTTAGCTATCTGTTTTATATTTCTACTTGTTGCTTCGCTCATTTTATGCTGCATATCTACAAACAATTTTTGCTTTTCCAAAATTGAGCTTCTAACATTCTGCATAGTATCTGTTATTATCAGATAGATATTAACATCGTCTGCCTGTCCAAAACGATAAGAACGTCTTATCCCTTGATAGGTAGACTCAAATGAAAAGTCAAGCGAGGCAAATATTTGATTGTGACAATTCTGATAGTTCAATCCAAATTGCGCAATTTTTAACTTCGTTATAAGTACCCTGAACTTTTTATCGGCAAATCCAAGCAAATTGTCCTTCTTGTACTTCTTGCTGTCACTCCCTTTTACTTCAATAGCATCAGGTATCATAGATCGTAATAGTTTCCCCTCTTCATCATGTCCTATCCACACAATAAATTGCTCATCGGAACTGTTTACCATTTCCGCAACCTTTTCCATACGCTCGTTACGAGTATATCTTAGTTCTTTGTGGAATGTTGTTGCTGTTACAGCCATATCATTAAACAGCATACCATTATCACGCTTTTTGGTTTCGACAAACACCTCGCTAATATTCAACTTCGGAAGGACATATCCAGAGCCATCGAAACCAATATCAGTTGGAGATGTGAGCATTACAGCCCATGTCGAAACAAAGTCCCAAAACAAATTCTCTGCATGCCCTTTCAACCTCCATGATGAAGTATTTCCACCGTCATGGACAAAATACATTGCAAGCATCTCATTCCTTGACATCACATTCAGAAACTCTGCATGGTTGCACAGCTCCGTGACATCGTTCGGTGAAGGAGTGGCTGTACAGCACAGCTTATAAGGCGTATCGTAAAAGTCATCAATTAATTGTTGTTTCGTTTTTCCTGTGAAGTTCTTTAATATGGAACTCTCATCCAGTACAACGCCACTGAATAGATAGGCGTCAATACTATCCATGTTTTCGTAATTCGTGATGTATATTCCCTTCTTTAAGTCTTGGTCAAAAACCGTAAGTGCTATTTCTTTAACTTCATATCCAAACTTGCATCCCTCCTTAATAGTCTGTGAAATCACACCTAATGGAGCCAATATTAGCACAGGCTTGTTTGTGTATTTCATTACCTGCGATGCCCATTCAAGTTGCTGTATCGTCTTTCCAAGTCCGCAATCTTCAAAAAGAGCATATTTTCCAACTGCCAGTGCTTTTTTTACGCAATACTTTTGAAAGTCAAACAACAGAGGATTCAATTCTTTTTCGTCTATCTCAAATCCTGTTTTATTTATTTTGACTTGCTTGTTTTTAAGAAAATCAAGATATTCCATGTTCTGTTTTTTCTATTTAGCTTTTTTGTTATATTTATTTTTCCTTATTTTGCCGTACAAGCCGTTTTCCTTAGTAAAGGCATATAGTTAGTTATCAACCTTACGATGTCCTCGTGGTGGGGCGAATTCTGGTTACACACACCTCTTGACTGTATTATCTTCCATGATTTTGTGTTTACCTCTATCGTCTCCAATCTATTGCCTTCCTTATCCTTTGCGGACATAATCAGGCTATCTGGATGCCTCTCACCATCATAGTAGCCCATAGCATATACACAGTGATGCATAGCCAGCCCCTCCTCGGCAAACTCTTCAACACTCTTCAGTGGTGAGATCCGAATATCTTCAGAACCAAACGACAACCCAAAGAAGGCTTGCATGCGTTCTCGATACTGCTCTTCAAACTTCCGTGCCTGTTTCATATCCTCCTCCAGTTTCTTTTTAGCTTCTATCTTATTCTTTCTATTCAACAGCCTGTCGTGTTCTTTCCTTAGATTGTCAGGACATACGTACTTTGCATTGTGTGTGTCAAGGTGGAAATACTGTAGCAGTTCTAGATAATCCATATAAAGGCTACCATCATTTACGATATACTTATTTCTCTCACAGATACGGACTGCGTGCTGCCACCTTGTGCGGTCTTTCAACGGACCACCAGTGTGCTGCCAGAAGCCTAATATGCCATACTGCTTATGCTTTACCAACTCTTCTACAAATGGATCGTCCATCCTTATTAACGCTTTCATCAATGGAATAACCTCTATTTCCTTCTCTTTCAGAATATCCATAGACCAGCCATTTCTCTTTAATAGCTTCGTAACCGAACCACGAGCATACATATAGTTACCTGTTATATCGAATACGTCTTCATAAGCAACATAACCTGTAGCACTTGCGTTATGATTCTTGATGTTCATCTCGCTATTGTAAACCCAGCTGAAATAATACATAATCCTTTTGTAGTCCAGACCTATTATGGTCTCCTTTCCTGTTTCTCCTATCCAGCTCTGCCATAACTCCACACATTCATAATCGGTATGCTTGTACCCTCCATTGCTTCGGCTTACCTCAAAAGTGCGGACAACTTGATAATCTTTATAGGCTTGAAATAGAGTGAAGTATCGAGAGACATTTGTCTGCTTGCCCCTGTAGTATTCTAATTTCAACTTCCCTCCGCACTCCGGGCATACATAGTTATCATAAACACCAACAACCACGCCCAGCTCCGACGCATCGAGATGCGAGCGATGCCCACAGCATTGACACCACACCTCACCACGCTTCCAGTACAAGCCTACATTAGGAAAACAGTGCTTATACGCATACTCCTTGGCACTCTCACTAATAGGCTTCAATTTCTTAGAAAGGGATAATATCTTCTTCTGTTCCTTTGTCCTTGCTTTCATCGTTCATCTCCTCCATAGGTTCATAATGATTATTACAATACAACAAATTAAGACCACACTCGATGGTCGGACCGGTGTCTACAGATTTCTTGCAGCTCTCACACAACCCCCAGTATTTTTCTTCCATCAGTATTGCCCTCCGAATAAGTCTCCCATCAAAGATGCTTCCTTCTCTTGCTTCTCTTTAGCAGCTTGCAGCCTCTTCTCTTTAGCCTTTCTTTCTCGTTCTCTCTGCTCCTCTTGCTTTCGCTTGTGTTCTTCTTCCAGCTTATGCTCAAAGCTCTGCTGTGCCTTCGCCATAGCTTCCTGCTTCTGTTCCTCGGTCAAGTCCACATGGGTATCTACTACTACACGAGACACACTATTGGCCTTGCTTCCCGGGTCTTTCAATTCAGCCTCATCAATGAAGTGCTTTGCCATTCCGTAAATCTCTTCGTCAGCCCAGCCACTTTGCTTTGCCTTGCTCACCTCTGAAAGGATGTAGTTGCAAACAGCCTCTGGCGTTTTCTCTGGCTGCTCCTTCATCCTCTTAGCAAACTCTAAATCTGCATCGGCTTCCTGTTTCAGATAGTCCTCGATGCGTTTAATAAATAATTCTGTTGCCTTCATGTTTTTTATTTGTTTGTTACGAATATCTATAAATCCCCTTTTCTCTGTTTCCTTCAACAATTCCCAGTCATCCCCATTAACAACCACTGGCCATTCGCCATTTACGGTCATGCACTTAGGAAATCCGAACCTCTCCCGTATCTTTCTGATAACCGAAACATCTCCTGTCCGATAGTAGACGACAACGAAGTATATCATAGACCAGCCTTTTTATTTTCCTTCCTCCTTAAATGCTCTTCGTAGCTTATAGCATTCTTCCTTTCCGATGTCCTCTTTTTTTCTCGCTCTTCCTGCTCCAGCCTTTCAATGATTACGTTTCTCTCTACCATGAATGAGCGTAGCCCCCTTAGTATGCGCACAGCATCAACATATCCGTACATTTCTCCGTAGTCACCGTATTTCAACCTTTGAAAGAATAGCATCAGCTCGGATAATTTCAAGTAGTAGTAACGTCCGAAAATCATCCTCGACAACTCTCTGACCACATCCAGAGCAGCCTTGTTCTCTTCCTTCACTCCGACAAAATTCTGATAATCGTTCAGCTCAATCGTGAGCCAGTCCACCGCCACCTGCTCGCCATATTCCCTGCCTACGGCTCCCAGTGTTGGCGCATTCCCACTTATGCACCTTGCAGGGTACGCATAACACTTGTGCTGTACAGAGGGGTTAAACTTTTCCAGCAGCTCCCTTGCATCTTCCTTTGTCTTACTTATAGCGGGACATGATATCTTCGATGACCTCTCTATTTCTTGCCGCTTTCTTTGAATTATTTGTGTTATTGTCTCTGCCATCGTTATTTCCCTTTCCATTTGTCAGCCACCGATTAACCATGCTATCGATGCGCCTTATCTTTTGCCCTCCCGTGGTTACCCACCCTTGAGCATCGTAGTAGTAGAAAAAGTTTTTTGCATCTTCTACACTCATACCCTTGTCCGCACAAATTGCTATAACTTCCTCCATGCTCGGAGATGAAACCTCTGCCTTCTGCTTTTTGGGCGTTTCCACATTTAAGGGCAATTCCGTTTCCGTGGGGTGTGGTTTTCTTATATATTCTTTTGTTTTAGTTTTTGTTTTAGTTTTATTATTATAAGGCTGTGCAGTAACCTGTGCAGTAACCTGTGCAGCAACCTGTGCATCAACCTGTGCATTTTTTGCACAGGTGTTAATGATTTTGTAGGTCGAATATCTCTTCCCATTGTAGGTTTCGTAATCTATCAGACCTGCACTTTTCAATCTGTTGCGAGCATCGTTAAAAGTATGACGGCTGCTAATATTAAATTTCTCCATAATTTCTCGGTTGTTTCTACGGAAGGATGGCTTCCACAATAGACCGTTCGCCACTTTCAACAAATAAAAGTAGAGCGCAATGTCTATGGGGCGGAAATCATACTCTTCACTAAGAAGCCAAAAATTATTTATCAAATTAATATAATTCATCTTTACTACTTGTTAATGTAATCTCGCACTGCCTTCTGGAACTCTTCCAACGAATGACAAACTACGTATTTGTTTTTCATCTTCTTTGCCAGCTTCTCGTATTCCTTTTGGCTCTGCGACTGTTTACCGACAGGTGTTTTCATCTCAATACACAGCGATGCATAACCACCTATCGGAACTTGCAAAATAAGATCTGCTACACCAGCTCGCACACCCTCATCACGCATTATCTTCGCAGTCCACGCATTACGAGCGCCACCATTCGGAACAGCAAAGAATAGCGGCTCGATACTCGGATAAGTTCTTCTGAACCACTCTACACACTGTTTTTGAATTTGACTCTCTGTTAATGGCTTCATTTTTTAATATTCTCCTTTGAACATATCAAAGGCAGCATCCAACAGCATCTGCTGCGTACTTACCTTCTTTTCTTCTACATTATCAATCGTACCAGTCACTCCGTTTGCAATATCTTTCTTCGTCTGTATCAACTGATACATATACTCATCTATCGTTTCCTTTCCAAGCAAGTACGTACAGGTTACAGCGTTCTTCTGGCCGTTTCTGTGCGCTCTGTCCTCCGCCTGGCAACAATCAGAGTAAGTCCATGGGAATTCGATAAACAGCACGTTAGACGCTGCCGTAAGCGTTAGCCCGGTGCCACCGCTTCGATAGTTCAGGATAATCAACTTCGTATCGGGGTCTTGTTGAAAAGCATCCACACTTCGTTGCTTTGCCCTGTCATCATCATCTCCAGTAACCGTTACCGCATCTGTGAACTCTTCCTTAAGCTCCGCAACAACCTGCTTTAAGAAACAAAATACTATCAGTTTCTCACCTCCGTCAATCGTGTTATGAATAATATCAATTGCAGCCTTTATCTTTCCTTTGGAAGATATTTGCTTCAATATACCCATCTTCACCATGACGGCCCCTCTTATAGCTCGCTGTATCTTATCATCATCGGCATTCTTGTACTCTCGTAGATAACGAATAATATCTCTTTTCGCTTCGTTGTACTCTTTCCTGTTCTCTATATCAACAACAAGATACGAACGCGTCTTTTCAGGTAGCCACTTCAAAACATCTTTTTTTTGCCGTCTGAAAAAACAAAACTTATTCAGAAAAAAGTTTAACTCCTTTAAGTGGCTCGACTGATTTTCTCCAGCGCAATACCTCTCTATGAACTTCGTATACCCTCCGAAATCCTCCAGCCTGTCCATAATATTAAGCTGCTGTACCAAATCGACATTGTTATTTACAACTGGCGTACCAGTCAACTCCAACACAAACTCCTTGCCCCTCGCAATACCCTGTACAAACTTACTCTGCTGTGTCTTGCTCGACTTACATTTGTGGCTCTCGTCAATTATCACAGATCGAAAGAGATTGATACGCTCGTCAAACTCCACACTTCTTAAAGTAAACCGCTGCTCTCTCTTTATTTTTTTTACAAAAAACTTCTTCAAGCTCTCGTAATTCGTTATAAAGACCTTCGCCAATGGCTCTCCATTCATATTTCGAGCCTTCCAAAATTGCTGCCACGTGCCTCTATTCGCATCGCTTAGGATAACAGCTTGTACTCCGCCAAACCTTCTAAACTCTCGCTGCCAGTTCACTTTTAATGATGCAGGACAGATAACCAACGCTGGCCATGCCCCTGACGCTGTCATCGTTCCAATAGCCTGTGCTGTCTTTCCAAGCCCTGGCTCGTCACCCATAATGCACCGCTTCTTTTCCAGTGCGTACGCAATGCCTTCCTTTTGGTACTCATACGGCTCTAAAGTCATATTATGCGGTACTTTCAGTTTCGGCATCTCTGGCACCTCGTAGCTCTCGACAGGCTCTTCATCAGACAACCACTGCACAGACTTGCACAGCGATTTCTCAACAGCCCAGCTTGCCATAAGGTTTAGGTAGTTCTTTTCATAGGGCGAAACCTCCCAAAATCTACCATCCGCCCTATATCGAGCGGATGGTATTCTCTTCACGCATGCAACCAGCAGAGGGTGGTAATTGAATGCCACCTTGTAGCAGTTAGGAGTTAACGTAAACGTCATTACATTCGAACGCATCATAACCCTTTACGCTACCTCTGTTTTATTCTTACGGCCTTTTCTCTTTTCATCCTTTGGCATTTCCTTTGTCTCCACCGTGACCGATGGGACATCGCCAGCCTCAACACCATCAAACGGGTCGCCAGCTTCATCGAAATTCAGCTCTCCTTGCTTCAAGCCCCATTTGCGCTCCGTGATATACTGCTCCGCTTCATACTTCAAATTATCAATAGCAAGTGCCAGCTCCGAGATATATTCGTAGCTCTCATCGTCTACCGTGGAGACTTTCGGTGCATTGAGGTTAATAATATCGCCCCTGTCCAGCACACGGCTACCACACACTGCCACCTCATCTGTATTAAGCACTACAGACGTTACAGACATTCGTGTAAAGACGCTCTTTTCTTCCCATTCTCTCTGCTGCTCTAACTCTCCGAGAGTATTGTTATACGCCTCTCTCTGCTCTGTCAGTAGAGCCAAGTGAGGGACAAGATTTTTAATAGCTTCCTTAAAGTCACGATGTACAATGTTAGCACCAACCATAGTGATTGTATCGCCATCTTCATTCGAATATACCACGTTCAGAGTATTCTGTTTCGTTAGTTGAATTTTCTTAAAGTCCATTTTATTTAATTTTGATTAGACGTTATATTGCTGATAGAAATCCTCGAAATACCTATCCTCTGGCACAGGCAACGTAATACCAAACTCACTCGCAGCATCGGCTTGTATCTTCTTCATGAAGTCTGTCATTTGTTTCGTGTTCAGCCTGCTGCTCGTATTATTGATAAATCCTTCTCCCATCGGATCTGGCTTCGATAAAAACATCTTGCAATAATGGTTATACACATCTTCCTTTGCCGTTCCCGTTTCGTTCTCAATACAGGCAAGCCACATCCATATCAAATCGTTTTGTGCGATTGTCCTTTTCTCGCTTGCTCTCTTTATCGTCAGCGTGTACACACCATTACGCAATGTAGAAAAAAGATAGTCCAGGTTCGTATCTACACGAACCTGACCATCTTCTTTCCTTATCGTTACCTGTTTCATCAGAACGGAAGTCCGTCAGACCCCACAGCTGGAGGGAACGGCTCTTGATATCCTCCCTGCTGGGCGTTATTCTGCGCCTGTGGCTGCGCCATAGGTTGTTGTACAGTAGGTTGCTGTGCTTGCTGGCTTTGTGGCATAGACATCAACACAATATCGTCAGCCAGTATATCAACCGTATTTACCTTTTGCCCTTGCTGATTAGTATACTCTCCGTAGGTAATCATTCCGTCGACGGCTACCTTCATGCCCTTCTTGACATACTTTCCTGCAAAGTCAGACAGATTACGCCAAGCCACAATATTATGCCATTGCGTTTTCTCGGGTACTTGCGTGCCGTCCTGCTTCTTATAACCACCTGTCGAGGTAGCAAGTGAAAACCGAGCATACGACACACCATTCGTCTGTTTCACTTCCGCATCCTTACCGACCATACCGATAAGGCTCACTGCATTCTTCGTTCTCATCTTTGTAATACTTTAATCGTTAAACTTCCTTTGACTGCCGAAACCTTCTTGCACTCGTGATATATCTCGGGGTAGTTCTTTTTTACCTTTGCGCTATCCAGCGTCTCTCTCGTGCTGTCCAGTTTGCGCACAAGCTGCAACCTTTCAGATTGCCACTTCTTTACGTTGTGCTTCACCATTAAATCGTACAGACCGCTTTTTAACGCTCCTTTCTTCTCCTCCAGTTCTTTAAGAGCCATTTCAATTTTGATAATCTCTTCTTCGGCATCTCTCAAGTTTGCTGGCAACTCTTCTTCGATAGGAGCAACTTCGGTACTTTCTACAGCCCCGAACCACTTTTCACGGTATGGGGTAGGGTCTTCTTTCGCCAAATAGCCTGCAATGATTTCCTCGCACGCATCAGAAGGTATGCGCTTAAGGTCTATAATTGCAGCATCACCGTACTTCTTCTTCGGCAGCCAAATACACATTAGCCTACCAGCCTTTAATTCTGGGTTGTTCAACTCAAAGAGATAGGCGTATATAGACAGCTGTAGCGTTACGTTATCCCTGTGAACCTTGCTCGTAGTTTTCAAGTCCCCCAAAGGATAGCAACCGCTCTCGTCCACCTCGAACACCTTATCAATGCTCGAAGCTATATGCGCACCATCATCAACGAGATACTCGCTTACAAGCGTCGTAAGCCCTTGTTCCTCCTTTAGCCTTATATAGTCCTGCACCTCTGGCATATCATCACCGATTCCCAAACTATCGTACATCTCGCATTTCGCGTGCACCTGCGTACCATGGGCAGCTGCTTTCTCAAGTACAGACTGTGGAATATCCTTATACGTCTCGGGAAACATCCACTTGACGATTGCCGTCACACCACTCAACCACTGCACACCATTCAACGTGTACGTATGTTTCCCACTATCAAATATTACGGGGCTTTCATTTAACTTTTTCATATCCTTATGCTGCTTTTAATTCTTTTGTTCTTTCTGTACATGCATCAATCAACGCTTGGTCGCTGTGCAAGCTCTGGTGAGCATTATACACTTGTATAATCTCTTCTCGTGTCTTTGCCTTTTTGATAGCTTCAATAGCTTTCTGTCGCTCCTCATCCAAAGCCCTCGAGCGTCCAAACGTGTATCTCTCTGCATCCTTATCATCGACCACACGAAGGTATGACACACGGCGCTGCTCGTCATACTCTATAGCTGATACATAGAAACGCGTCTTCGGCTGCTTCTTTCCATTGTAGCCAGTCCTCCACTCGTCAGCCGAAAGATTAACCCATACAAACGGGCAGGTATAAAGCTCACGACCGATGCCCCAGTTTACACAGGCACGTTTGAAAGCATCAGAGGCTTGCCCCTTTTCTTTCTCCGTGTTGCTCTCCGTGCCAACATCCTGTTTGCTTACCCACTCGCCACCATCTGAACGCACAGATACCTTGCAAAACAAGTTACCATTGATAACCTCGTGACTTCTCTGCCAGTTTTCTGCACCTACAACCTCATCGAGCAGCGTCATATCCACTCGTGCGTTTTTGTACATCAACAGTGAGCATCCTTTACCCTCTGACACAGATCCGACTCTGCACTCTATCTCATCAGCGTGCAACGTCCGAAAATTCAATTTTCTACTTTCCATAATCATTTGTTTTAGTTACTAAATCGTGTGGGTGGTAGGGGAATCGAACCCCCGTCGCCGTATGAGTTTCACTCTGCTACCATTCAGAGCGTAGCCACCCCCAAAAAGTTGTTCTATCTTCACAGACCGAACAACCACAAAAAACTTAAAAAAGGACCTCCACTACATGTGAAAGCCATATTGCCGTTATTCCTTGTTATCCGTGCCGTTCAATCTCTTTACCAAATAAGCAGCACACATCATGGAGCAAATCGATACCACTGGCTGCTGACCTACAGCGACAGCCCCTACAATCATCGCTACCGTAATGAGGTTTACCCTTATTACCGTACGCCTTGTAGTCGGCATCTCCGCTATCCTGCTATATATCTCACTTCGGCTGTCAAGCCAATTAACAAACCTTTCCTTGTTCTCTTCGTACCATACCTGTAAATTGGTAGGTTTTTCGATTTCCTTTGTTTTCATTTCACTCTTGCATATCTTAGGACATCGGCAGCGTTAACCAGCCATTTACCGTTCTGGGCTTCGTCATTTCCTTTCTCCGCCCGTATCTTTCCAGCAATGATAAGTCTTTCCAGACGTGAGCGACCGCCCACTATCTTCTCGCTAAACCGTAGCCCAAATGTTTTGTTATTCATCACTCTCATGATGGTCAGGAGCTTTTCGCTATCCGTAATTCGATTTTCCATTTCCTGACCTTATTTCCGTTCTCGCACGTCTCGCTATCCTACATTTCCGCAAATCCCCTCCGTTATTCGTTACCTGCATTGCAATAAAGAGGATGCTAAAGAGTATTTCGATACCGTGCTTTCTTATCTCTCCGAGGTCAAAATCTATCCTTAACCTCTCGCATACCATCCACCACAATAACTCCGTATCTTTCGAGATACCAAGTTTTCTGTAAATAGTCTTTTTCTGCGTCTTTACCGTCCAATAGCTCTTGCACAGCTTATCGGCTACCTCCTTATCAGAGTAACCCTTGCAATACTCGAGCATCAGACGGTGTTCCGCTTTAGATAGTACAGCCTTAGGCCATCCTGGTGACTTCCACCACCAGCCCCGCTGTCTTCATCTGTAACTTCCAACCTTCACGCCTCTTCATGGCAGACAAACGTCCAGTCGTGACCCTCACTACCTCCAAACGCTCAATCGGCCATCGCTCCGTATCGCCTACTTCCATTGCCTTCAGTGTAGGCATAACTGCTTTTTTTCTTTTCACCATCTTTCCGTTATTTTGTTAGTCAACTTTTTAATGTCCTCGATGTCTTCCTTCATCGTTTTTCTTTTTTTCGACTCCTTGAACCACCATTCCTTGTACCGATCCGCTTCTCTACGATATGCGCTTACCAGCAGTCTTTGGTCTTCCAACTCCTTTGAAAGCTCTTTCAACCTTTCCTGCAACTCTTCTACGCCCTCACAAACACGAGCATCACGTACTTTTTCTTTCTCTTCCATATCAAAATAATTTTAATTAAACTTTTCGTGGCTGGCTGACCTACTACGGTCTGTTTGTGGTACTATTCTTCGCACTATGCTATCGAGTTCAACGATGCCAGCCTGTTTTTTTTGTTACTTAGCTCCTTGTTACTTTCTTCCCCGCTGCTTGCCTCGACCTGTCCTCAAAAATGACAGGCTGCTTGCTTCTACGGTTGGCCTCTGCATCGTTGCTATTTATCGCTCGCTTTAGGGATGGATACCTGCGCCCTTGCAACTTACAGCCCCATCAGGCAGGGGAACCGCTACTTAAAGTGTAGCCTTCGTGGTAATGGTGGACTTGAACCACCCTCGATCCTTTACTCTTTACCTATAGTGATTAAGGCTCACTACATTCCGATTGCTCTGGTGCAATTCTAAACCTCCATCGTTTTAGTCATTTTTATTTTTGTCGGATGGCTCAAAGTGGAATGAAATTCTGTACCGACTGCGCTGTGGGTGCCTGGGGATCGAACCCAGATGCCAGCCTTTAACTGAACACCCTAAATCCTATTTTTGTAATTCTCCATTTTGACCAATCCAGAGCATTGCACCTTCACCATTCCAGTAGAAGTCGAAGGCGTTGTTTTTCGGGTTATAAAGGCCTTCTAAAATTTCGCCTTCCTTTAGTCCTTTTATCTCATACAAACAATGCCTTCCAAATTCTGTTTGCACCTTCACTACAGCCTTTGCTTTTATTCTTTTCATAGTCTAAATATTTTTAGTGAACGTAATACGTAACTTTCAATCCCCTGCGTAACTTACATACGCATTTGTCCTGGCCTGACTTGTAGGCTCTTTCTATCTGCTTATTCGCATGCTCTACTCCAATGAGAAGTACGAGGCCCGAAACACCGACCAACCTGTCAACCTTTATCCCTTCTTCCGTGTAACCGTAAACCTTAATCTTGAAGTCTCGGTTAATCTCTCTTGTGCTGTACTGTAATTCTGTTGCCTTCATATTCCAATGGTTTAGAAATCGCACATAATGTTGTATTGCTCCTTGAGCTTGTTGTATGCCCTTTCGGTTGCGTATATCATATTTGTTTCTTCTCTCACTTCTATGCTTCTTGACGGCTTGATGCCTAAAGACCTGTTCATATAAAGGCAATACCTTCTACCGATAGCTTGTAAAAGCATATCTGCTTCTTTCTTAGCTTTGTCAAGCTCTGTCTCTTGATACTCGCCACGCTCGATGAACGTTTCGTTGTTTGTGAACCCCTTGAATAAAATTTTGTCTTCCATTTTTCTGTCCTTTTTTAAGTTTTACCTCTTTCGTGGTATTGTATGTTTCAGAATTTCTTTATATCTTTGTTTCATAAATCTGATGCAAAGATAGATAATAAATCTAACAAACCAAATTTAATATCTAATTTATGTTAGATTTTATATCTAGTTAACATTTTAGCCGTATGAAAGAAAGAATATTGCAAATTATAGAAGTTCTCGGAATAACGGTACAGCAGTTTGAATTAAATGTTGGATTGAGCAATGGAGCTGTTTCTAAAATGGGGGATAATACAAGACGTAGTACTTTAGATAAAATATCTATTGTTTACCCAAACATCAATATGTCTTGGCTCTTGACAGGGGAGGGTAGTATGCTAAACAATACCAACTCCGAAGTATCATCCATCAAAGAATCGAACATGATACCCTTCTTCGATGATGTTTATTCAGTAGGCGGCGACAATGATATTAGGGCTAATGTAGACGACAACGGCTACAACGTGGAAATGGTCAACACAGGGGATTG